AGGCGGCGCTCATGACGACGTCGTGACGTTGCATCGCATCCGCTCGACCCGCGACGACCCGATGCTCTTCGCGCTCGTCTACCTCTCGAGACATCTCGAAGATCCCGCGACCGGCGTCGTCACTCTCTCCGAAGTGCACGAAGCATGGGCCGAAAGCGCGAAGCGTTGGGCCGATGCGGTCGAGCCGATGGAGGATCGCCGGGCCGAAGTGGCGCCTCGCGAGATGGGCAAGAGCACGTGGCACTTCCTTATCCTGCCGATGTGGGCAGCGGCTCACGGGCACATTCGCTTCTGCGCGGCGTTCGCCGATACGGGCACTCAGGCAGAAACGCATCTCGCGTCGTTCAAAAGCGAGCTCGACAATAACGCGCTCATCCGCGCCGACTTCCCGGATCTTGTGCGACCGAAGACGCGCGGCCGTGGCACGACCGAAGCCGATCGCGTCTCGCTGTATCACGCGGCGAGCGGCTTCGTCTTCGCCGCGGCCGGCATGGATGGCTCGAATCTCGGTCTCAAGGTCGGCGACGCACGCCCCGACTTGATCGTCGTTGACGACATGGAACCGCACGAAGCGCGCTATTCGGCCGGGCTCGCGGCGAAGCGGCTCGACACGTTGACCTCGACGATCTTCCCGCTCAACATCCGGGCGCACGTCGTCATCGTCGGCACGGTCACGATGCAAGACTCGATCGTGCATCAAGTCGTGCGCTACGCCCGCGGCGAGCGTGACATTCCCGGCTCGCCTGGCGTGCTCGCGTGGGTCGGAGATGAACGGATCGTCGCTCGCCACTGGCTGCCGATCATCAACGAAGACGACGGCACGCGGCGCTCGGCGTGGCCGGCGAAGTGGCCGCTCGACTTCCTTGAGTCGATCGAGCACACTCGGCAATACGCGAAGAATTACGCGAACGACCCGCTCGGCGCCGATGGCGATTACTGGACGAGCGACGACTTCCGGCCGCTCTCCGACGAGCTCCGTCGCGCTGTCACGCACGAAGTTATCGAGATTGACCCGGCCGTCACGACGAAGGATTCGAGCGACTTCACGGCGATTGCCGCGGTCGGTTGGTCTCGCTCGGCCGGTAAGTGCGCCGTGCTCGAGGCGCGGAAGGTCAAGCTCTCGGGTAAAGAGGTTCGCCGCGTCGTGCTCGGCTTCGTCGAACGCGCGCTTGAGCGGGGTCATGCCGTGCTCGTGCGAATCGAGACCAATCAAGGCGGGGATCTGTGGGTCGAGATCCTTCACGACATGCCCGTACGCGTGAAGACGCACCCGGCCGGCACGGCGTCGAAGAATGTCCGCGCCGCCGAAGCGTTGCATCACTATCAGTCGAAGCGAGTTGAGCACGCGCCCGGCTTGAGTGAGGTCGAGGGTGAGATGGTGGCGTTCCCTCGCGCACCGCACGACGACCTTGTCGACGCGGTCGGCGCCGGCGTGCGCTACTTCCTCACCCCGCGCAAGCGAACGAAGGCCGGCGGCTCGAGTGAGGCTTACGAGTAGCGCTTTCGGCTAGTAGCTGATACGCTCTCATCTATGAAGAAAATCTCGACCGTCATCGCTGGCACGACGTCCGCCGTCGCTATCGGCATCGCCCTTACCGTCGTCGGCGCGACGATGGTCAACGCCGCCGTTGCCGCCGAGCAGAAGGTCGCGGCCGACAAGGTCATGGCCGCGGCGGCGCCCGCCTATCTCGGCGCGACCGAGTACGGCGCCACGCTCGACGAGCTCCAAGCCGCATCGGTCGAAGCGAAGCGTGTCGCGGACGAAGCCGCTGCAGCGGAAGCGGCGCGCGTTGCCGCCGCGGAAGAGGCCGCTCGAGTTGCCGCCGAACAGGCCGCGGCCCAAGCTGCCGCCGATGAAGCCGCACGCGTTGCCGCACCTCGGGCGACCACGCGGCAAGCTGCACCCTCGGTCGGCCCGACCCAGTGCCCCGCTGGCACGATCGCCGGCGCGGTCGACGGCAACGGCAATGAATCGAATTGTCAGGCGACGGGCGGCGCGGATGGGACTCCGTGCGTCGCGTACAACGACGCGAACGAATGCACGGCCTGGTATAAGCCGTAACCGAAGCCGCTCCCCGGTCCTGAAACCGAATGGGCTGTCACCCTCGACTCGACCGGGGAGCTTCGACCGCCGCCCCGCCTCCACCGTGAAGCGGGGCGGCTTGCTATGATGCGGGCATGGCCGACGCACCCGATAACCTCGAAGCCCTCCGTCGCGATCTCTCTCGGGCGCTGTGGATCATGGATCATCGGGCGCTCGAATATCAGCGGGCGAAGGCGTACGCCGACGGCACGCGCTCGGAGATCGCCGGATCTCGCGTCGCGAAACGGATTATCGAGCAGAGCGAGGCCGCGCCGATCAGCTTCGCTCATATCCCGGTCGACGTCATCTCCGACAAGATCGAGCTCGCCTCGATCACGGCGCCCGAGCAGCAAGCCGCCGCGGCGCTCGAAGTCTGGATGGATGCCAACGACATCGACGACGAATCGGCCGACTGGATCCGTAAGGCGTGCACGTTCGGCGATTACTACGTCATCATCGACCCGCGCGAGGAAGACGCACAAGGTCGCGTCATCATCGAGACCGCCGACACGCTCGGCTCGTCGCCGCTGTCGACCGTCGTCGTCTACGACAAGAAGACCGAACGCCGGGCCGAGTTCGGCGCGCGAGTGTGGGATGCCGGCACGAAGACCGCCCCCCGAACCCGGGCGATCCTGTATTACGACGATGGCTCGGTCAAGCTCATCTCACGCGTGGGCTCGAAGGGTACCGACGCGAAAGACTTCGAGCTCGATTACGACATCGGCGCCGGCGTGCCCGAAGATGCGTGGATCTTCCACAACGGCGATCACATGCTCATCAAGCATCTTGCCGTGAACGGGAAGCCGTACGGCGTGCCCGTTCACCGGAAGGCGTGGGGCCCGCAAGACGCCATCACGAAGATCAGCGCGAACAATCTCGTGAACGTCGACGCTCAAGGCCTCCCTTCGCGCTGGGCGTTGCTCGACCCGAACGCCGAGATCGACGACGATATCGACGACGACTTCGGCACGAACGGGCCCAACACGCCGGCGGGACTTAGCGACGGCCGCACGACCGCATCTCAGCCCGGCCGCGTGCGCACCGTGCCCGGCGCGATCGCGATGCTCCGCGGCGTCAAGCAAGTCGGAACCTTCGACGGTGGAAACCCCGAAAGCTTCCTCAAAAATCTTGACTGGTATGTACGTGCGATGGCTGTCGCTACCGGCGTCGCCCTCTTCGAGTTCGATCTCAACGGCGACCAGCCGTCGGGTGAGGCGCGACGTCGAGCGGAAGGTCGATCGAATCGGCAGGCCGCGAAGATCAAGAAGCAAGCCGAAGCCTTCTTCCGCGATATCGCCGACACCGTGCTCGCGCTCGCCGGGATCACGGGCCGAGTCGCGGTCACGTTCAACCCGAGTGAAACGTCGACCGACAAAGACGGCCTCGAGCTCGTCTCGGCGAAGGTCAAGGCCGGCGTTCCGCTTCGTCAGGCGCTCCGCGAAGCGGGCTACTCTGACGAGCTTGTCAATGAGTGGTATCCGCCGAACACCCCCGCCGTGTCGCCTGAAATCCTTACGCTTCTGGCGACCGCCCTCGCCGCCCTCGGCAACGCGAAGACGCTCGGCGTCATCACAGACAACGAGCTTCGCGACATGCTTCCCGAAATCCTCAAGGGCGCACGGAATGAAGGTCTCCCTCTCGACCCGAACGCGATCCCTGGCGTCGTCGTCGATCTCGGCTCGCAGATGAAAGCGCAAGCTGACGCACTCGGTATCCTCATTCGCGCGGGCGCCGATCCCGAAGAGGCCGCGGCGAAGGTCGGGCTCGACGGGCTTTCGTTCCCGAACGTGCCCGTTACCGTTCGACTTCCTCAAGCCGCCGCGACGACGCTTGAGGGCTCGGCGCCGGCACCCTCCGCGCCGTGAGCGCCGAAGCCGAGCTCGTCAGACTCGAGCGGCAAGTGCTCGGAGTGGCGCGAGTGTCGCGCTTCCTCGACGCCGTCGACCTTCTTCGCCGGATGCTTGCTACCGAGAGCCCCGAGATCCGGCGCGCCGTGCTCAAACTCACGGCGCCGGCGATCGGACGCGATCTCGCCGCGGCCGTCGGCTCGGCATGGAATATCGGCATTGCTGACGCTGCCTCGATCGCCGAGATCAAGACGACGTCGATCACGGGGAAGCCGCCGAAGCCGATCGTGACCGCCGCTCGAGCCGCCGAGAAGGCGATCGCGCTCGAGATGTCGAAGGCGCGGAAGCTCGCCACGGCCGGCGCGGACGACATGACCGTACTCGCGCCGGTCTTCGCCGCGGCGAACGGACTCAAGCGCGACGTGACGACGCTCGTCAACGCTGCCGGCAACGCGGGCTCGACCGCCGTCGCGGACGCCGCCGGCC